TGAACCCTGGATCTACAATGACATTTTTTTAAGTAACGATCCCGAAATCGAAATTTTCCAAGGGTCAATTTATGATGCTCTTAAAGAAAATGGTGGTCATCTTGATCGTGTTGCGGCTGAATCTTTCATTGCAAAAATTCCAGAAGCAGAGCGCCCCGCACGTGTGTTTGGGCAATTTAAACATTTAGTAGGAAGAGTCTATGGAAACTATGACGCGAAAATCCACCGCATCCCTCCGTTCCCTATTCCGCGCTCTTGGCCTGTATACTGTGCGATTGACCCTCATCAACGTAAACCAAATGCTGCGTTATATTTGGCAGTATCTCCTGAAGAAAATTGGTACATCTGCAATGAGGTTTATTATCAGGCAGGCATTGAAGATTTCGGGCGTGAGGTTTTGGATGTCAGCCGTCAGTATAGTGTAGTGACGCATTTGATCGATTCCTCTTCTGAAACTCCAGACTGGAATAAAAGAGAAACTGCAAGATCACGCTTGCGAAAAATAGGTCTGCACACCAGACTTGCAAGGAAACGAAACCAAAAAACAGTTTCAAGAATGCTTGTTCAGCAAGCACTAGAAGGGAAAGATGGAACCAATGAACCCTGGTTATTCTTGTTCGATACTTGCAAACAAACTCATCACGAATTCATGAATTATGTTTGGGATGATCGTAAGAACGAAGATGTTCATGGAATCAGTGAAGAGGTGAAAAAAATTAATGATGAATGCTTGGATTGTCTTCACTACATTGTGGTGGAAAAACCAAGATATTCAATGCCGCAAATTCTACAAACTTCATTTCAAGAAGAGGATTAATTATGGAAGCAATACCAGAAGAAAGCAACAAGCCTGCAAAGGTGGATGAGGTTGATCGTTACATGATGATTGATTTTGATGAAGACGCAATCATGACTAAAATCATTCGTGAGAAAGCCAGGATCGATGAGTCTCGTTCAGAATGGTATCGAAGGAAATTAGAGTATCTTTATCAGTGGGATAATTTTGTTGATTATAAGCATGCTCCAATCATCGAAGGTCAACCCTACTTTCATATTCCAATCACACATGAAAAAATGCAGGCATGGCATGCCCGTATGTACAAGACCATTACTTCTCTCGATCCCATGTTCACAGTTCGTCCTTTAAACGATGTGACACTTCAAGAGATCATGGCCGTCAAAGCCACGATGCAATGGTATTTGCGGGATGAGATAAATAATGAGCAAGGAATAAAGCCAGTCCTTGACGAGTTGCTTTGGGATTTAGGTTCAGATGGATGGGCTTGTCTTTATAAACGTTGGGATATTATTCAGCGGCAATTTTTAGATCTTGTTCCAAATTTAGATGTGGCAGCTTTTAGAGAAGAAGCAAGAGATCTAAATTCAGAAATGGCGCAGGCGAAAAAAAGAGGACGACCACCTTCTAAGAAAAAATTCTATAAAGAAATCACAAAAGTTATCACTACCTTCTCAGGTGTTGTTCTAGAAACAATCCCTCATGAATGTATGTATTTTCAGGAGTACATTCCAACCAGTGGGGATCTGAATTATCCAGCAATGCTCATCGTGGACACAATACGAAGTGAAGAAGATTATCTTCGTGGAAAACAGCAAGGAACATTCAATCCTGATGCAGTAGATATTTGCTTAGAAAAAGGAAAAGGACTTGTAGACAGCGAGAAAACAAATTTGATGCAAGAGAGGCGTAGACTTCAAGGTATTGGCGATACGATGGAATATCGTAATGATGAATACTCCACAGACATTGTTTTTTTAAGAGCAGATCTTGATGAAGATGGCGTGGTGGAGGAATATGTTTTTACTGTAAACCTCAAAGCAAAACAATTCCTAAGAAAAACTTACCTAGATCGTATGTGTCGAAATGGGAAGAGACCTATCTACAAGTTTGATTTGATGAAGCGTCCTAGAAGCGCCTATTCACGAGGCTTTCCTGAGATGTTATATTCTTTGAATGCTGAAGTAGACGACTTTCACAACGTTCGTAGAGCATCTGGATTGATTGCCAATATTCCGTGGGGTTTTTACCGGGCGACATCTGGCCTAGATAAAGAAGCAATCGAAGTTGCTCCTGGAAAGTTTTATCCTGTAGATGATCCTTCGACCGATGTGAAGGCAATGAATTTTCCAAACGTTACCTCCTGGGCTTTACAAGAAGAACAGCTCGCTCAATCTTATGCGGATCGACTTACCGCGATGCCTTCTTACATGCAAGGAGTTGTGTCAGGTCCTGTAGGTCCACTTCGTTCAAACTCAGGTCTACAAAGTTTACTTCAAGAAGCACAGCTTCCTTTGGATGTTTACTTAGACAGATTTAGAACAAGCTTCGATAAACTTCTTCGAGGAATTTTGTCAGATATTGGAACGAGATTAGATCCTATAATTTGGCTAAAAGTATTGGGTGAAGGTGGGGAGCCTCTTTTTGATAAGAGAACTGGGCAGATGATAAAAGAGCCAATCTTAAGAGAGTATCTCACAAATGGTAGATACAAATTTGATATCGCTGCAAACGATGCACAGTTCAATCCAGAAAAGGAAAGACAAGATGCTCTTGCAGTAGGTCAAATGCTCATCACTCAAATGGCGGTTCAGACTGGGATCGTTACCCCAGAGAACATGTATTATATTTATAGGGACATGCTGGACAAAACAGGAAAAAGAGAAATCGATAAATATATCACAAAGCCTGAGATGAGTCCAAAGCCATTGAATCTTTATGGGGAGATAACCTCTCTCACCAATGGGCATATGCCGATGATCGTTTTGAATGATGATCATGAACAGAAGATTAATGGGCTTGTAGCTTTTGTAGAATCAGAAGACTATCAACTTGGAAAACAACAAAAGAACATCCACCCTCTTTCCGATCAGATGTTTAATCAAGCAATCCAAACACATAAAAAATATTTAGACATGCTTGGCTCTATGCCTGCAATGCCTAATCAATCAGGTCTTGAGATGCCTGTTACTATGGGTGCTCGACAGGCTGGTGTCGGTCCAGGGCAAAGCAATCAAGACCAGTTAGCAAAACAAGGAGCACAAAATGGAAGTCCTCAGCCGCAAGCAGGCCCTCGAGCTGCTGTTTCAAATGCCGGAATGGTCGGAACTGGTGAAGCTTGAGAATGAGCTTAGAGAACGTGCGATCCTAGATCATATCGCCGTTCCAATCAGTGATCCAAATAGAGCCGTAACTACAGCTTATTGGAAAGGTCGAATTGATGCGATTTTAGATATTTGGAAAACCAGAGATCTTATTCGCAAACAAACAAAGAAAGGAGGAAACAATGCCCACAATGAAGAACAGGAAGACGACGAATAAAAATTCGTCTGGCAAAGCGAAAGCAATGCCTAAAGCTAAGCCTGCGCCTATGGCAAAAGCCCAAGCAAAAATGAAAAAATGTTAACCTTAAGGAGATAAGATTATGAGTGAAACCACTCAACAAACTGATCAGTCTCCACTGAACTTTCAAAAGTTCAGTGAAGACTTTTCAAAAGAACTCGCAAAAATCTCAAGTGGGATGACCGATCTTGGGAAAAAAGTAGAAGATAAAACAACTGCTTTAGAAACCAAAGTGGAGAGTCTAAAATCAAAAGGAGATGAAGATGATAGCGGAAGCAAATTCTCTGATTACGACAAAGAAGAAAACCAAAAAATCGAACAACTCGCTACAAAAATTGCTGACAAAAAAATCACCCAGCTTGAGCAGAAATTTGAAGCCAGCAAAAAATACGAAAATGAATGTATTTCTTGGGACAAAAAAGCGGGCGAAGACTACCCCCATATAAGATTGCCAGAAGTTCGAACAAAAGTTGAAGCAGAACTTGCGACGATGAAGGTTATCGGAAAGTCAAAAGATGGGCAAAATCTTTATGAGCCTGATGCTGTTTATAATGCCTCCGCACGCGTGATTGCTCGCATGAGCGCGAATGGTCAGCTTGGGAAAATTCCTGATCCAGAAAGTCTCGACTTTGGAAGTTACAGTCCACAAATTAAAGGAAAGGGCGTGAACGAAGTTCAGCTCGCAATATCAGAACGTTTGGGGATTAAACCAGAACGAGCAAAAGAGATTTACAAAAATTTTCAACCTAGGAGAAGAAATTAGTTGACTAGTAGAGTCTAGAACTCTACCATAAAACTAATTCAATTCACTTATGAAAAACGAACAAACAAAGCAAACTGGTCCTTCTGGGGCTCTTTCTGGCAATCAGTCATATCGAAATGCCATTATTCCTCAAGATGGGTTTATGGTTGGCAACATGCAGCCAGACAGAGAGTATCGTTTTGTTTCCCGTACCTATTTAGAAAAATCAGGTGGCTTTGATCGTCGTGGATGGGAACCCATTACTGCGGCCAATAGCAAGGGCGAGTGTTTGATTTCCCCTTGGGGCAATCATGCTTCTGAGGGGACTGACGTAAAAAATGGTGATCTCGTTTTAGCCTTCATGCCTAAAGATCGTGTAGAGTTGAAACGAGCTGCAAATGCTTATAGAAAAGGCTTATCTGATGCTGCTTTGAATAGGTTGCGCGGTCGACGTGGTGATGGTGTCGAAAGCATGGATGTTACTATCCAAAGACCTGGGAAGAACAGTGAACAGCTAGGTTTCAAATGATTAAATTGGAGGAATAAATGGCAAACAGAGATAATCCAAATGGATTCACTCCTGTCCGACACTTAACGGGCGGGGAAATTCGTACTGAAGCAATTAAACTTGCTGCTGCAAATGCTGCGATTGGTGTGGGAGATTTGCTCTCTCGTACTAACGCTGGTGTTTTCGACAGATGGGCTTCTGGTGCTGTGTCGGGTGTAGCTGCTCAGTCTTCAAGCGCAAGCTCGGGGGCAGAAATTTCAGCATACATTGATCCAAACATTGTTTTTGCGGCTCAAACCGATGATGGTACTGGGACTTTAACTGCTCAGACTGGATTAAATTTGAATGCCACCGCTATCGCTGGAACTCCAGTAAATGGTCGTTCTATTTATGAGATTGATGAATCTAGCGGTGCTACTACAGCAGACTTACCTTTGAAAGTGATTGGGATTTCTAAACAAGTTGGAAATGCTTTTGGCGCGTTCAACCGATTAGAAGTTGTGATCAACAACCATGATCTTAAAGGTGGAACTGGTACCGTAGGAATCTAATAAATAGAATTTTAATGGAGGATTAAATGATTAATCGTGCGATAACACCTGATACGTTTTTTGAAAATGCGCTCCCAGCGTTAGAAGAAATTTATTTCTCAGCCAAAGATCAGTTCCCTGACATGATCAGAGAGCTTGCTAATTTTAAGCCTGGATCTGGTTGGGGAACTCAAACCACTGAACAAACTGGAGTTGGAATTGCTGGTGTAATTCCCGAAGGTGGTTCGATGGTGTATGACGACATCATGCAAGGGAATGCGAAAACCTTCACCTACCTGAAATATGGAATTGGTGTGAAGGTTACTGAGGAAATGATCGAGGATGATAAATGGGATCAGGTGACTGACATTTATCGATCTCTTGGCGCTTCCATTCATCACATTCGCCAACAGCTCTTCTTCGACAATTTTAATAATGGATTTACTGTAGCAGGATATGATGGTGTTCCTTTATTCTCTACCTCACATCCTTTGGTGAAAGCTGGCGGACTTCAAGCTAACAAACCTAGTGTTGATGCGGATTTGGCAGATGCTTCTTTAAAAGAAGCTTTGACCAACATTGCCAACTGGTTGACTCATGAAGGTCTGAAAACTTATTTCATGCCTAAGACTTTGCTTGTTTCCACAGCTGGAATCTATGATGCAAAAATTTTAACAAACTCTGATTATCGTCCTGGAACATCCAATAACGATACCAACGTTTTAAAAGACTATGCTTTGAAACCAGTATATTCTCCTTACCTTACTGACACTGATGCTTGGTTTATAGGTTGTACCGAACATAAGCTGATGTTCTATGAACGTAAGGCTCCTTCAATGAAATCCTTTGAAGACTTCGACGCAGGTTGCTTGAAGTCTAAAGTCACCACCCGCTTTGATACTGGACACGGTTCTTGGTTTGGATGGTACGGATCAACTGGAGCTTAATAGGAGACTACAATGCCTGGATCGAATTTTTTCTCTAAAGTTTCAGATACTCTTGAGATCGCATTGACGGATGCAACAGGGTTGGCGGTGCTAGCAAGATGCTTAGGCGCCGCCCCCACTCCTGCAAATGTATTCCAACATGGATGTTTGATTTTGAGAGTAGATAGTGGTGATGGTGTCGGTGCAATGTACCAGAATACTGGTACAAGTGCCGTCCCTGTTTGGACATTAGTGCCGCTTAGCGGTGGAGGAAGTGGTCTCTCCACAACTCTGACTGCTGCTCATCTTTATGTCGGAAATGGTTCTAACGTAGCAACTGATGTTGCTGTCACTGGGGACATTTCTCTAAGCAACGCTGGCGTCACAGCGATAGTGAACGATGCAGTCACCACTGCAAAGATTTTGGATGCGAATGTCACAAAAGCAAAATTAGCCGCTGGTATTAGTGGAACACATATGGTTGTCGCGGCAGGAACTTATACTTCTGTCGGTGGAGGCACAACTGAAACTATCAGTGCGGCGGCAGTCACTACTAGTGATATCGTGCAAGTTTCTGTTAGAGTGCCTGGAGCAACACCAAGAAGTGTGGTGGCAGCTGTTGCGGCTTTGGGCTCTATCACTGTCACGATGAGTGGAGATGCATCGATAGACCACATTCTCCAATATACTGCATTTAGAGCTACAACTTAAAAAAATATTGATTCTAACGCCTAATAAAACCCTGCGCCCGAACAGGGGCATGAAAGGCTCAAATGGGAAAAGTTTACGCTAGAGAATCCGGTTCTCTTGACGGCCTCATCACAAGTGTTGCCAATGGACAGCTAGGAAACGCAAATACTTCTTACACCTATCTTGATTTTTTAAGAGATGGGTTTAAACATGGATCTGTTCAACACATTATCCAGAATACAACTCTTACTTTAGAGATGTGTAATTTGGGTGTTGATGATTTTCATGGACAAACATTGGCGGCTACAGCATCTGCAACAGATGGAACTGGAGCTACAGTTACAGCTGTTTCACTGGCTTCTTCATTTTCTGCCGACACAGACTTAAATCAAATTTACATCCGAATTGTTCAAGACGACACTACTCCATCCAACGTTGGTTTAGAACGAGAAGTTGTTGGGCATGTGGGCGCCACAGGAGTTCTTACTCTTAGCTCTCCTATTGGAGCTGTGACCTCTGGGGTTACTAAATTTATTTTAAAAGATAACCCAAATAAATATGGCCGCTGTGTCTCCGACCCAACCACTGCACAATGGAGTGATGTCACCTCAATTTTAACTGCGGCAACTTCACATACTTCTTCTGGCGTTTGGTTTTTCGATACTGACATCGTGGTAGAAAGATTCAGGATCAAAAGAGTAACGAGCAATTCTACCAATGCATTATCGATTAGAGTAAGTAGGGGGCGTTAATGTCTAGTTCAAGGACTTCTCAGCCAGCCGACAGTGGAGAGAGCACCACCACCTACACCTCTGCGTCAACGACAGGATGGACTGCTTACAATGGTAATGGAGCAGCCTCGATTGATGGTGGATTTAAAATTGCTCTTTTAGCTGCGCAATCATCTTCGGCCGCATACCCAGATACAACTTCGCCAAAATATTATCGTAATATTGCCGCAGATATTGCAGGCTCTGAAGATTTTACGATTTGGGCACGTATTGTTTCTGCGAGTATGGTGTCTGAGCAGAATATTGGAATTGCTCTTGGAGATTCGTCTGATACGACAAACGTTGGGATTTGTGCATTCACTGGCTCAGCAGGGCAGCTTACTTGTACCCCATTTGCTAGCAATGGATACATTGGTGCTCCTTCTGGAGTAGTGGCTTTGGATGGCACAGGATGGCTTGGAATCTCTAGGCGTGGTGGTTTATATTCTGCTCTGGGAGGTACTGGTACAGTTAAACTTCCACCCACTCAATACGCATCATGTATGACAGCAACAGTAAGCTCTAATGGCTATTCTATTCCTACCAGGTTTACAATTTGGGCGCAAAAATTTGGTGGAACAGATATGAATGGTGTCTTTGATGATATCATTATTATTAAAAGAGGGTAAATGTCTGACTCAAGAACATCAGAGAACCCTGCCTCGGGCGGAGGCTATTGGACCCCATTAGGGGTTACAAGCACTACAGTGGGTGGCATTGCCTCTGGAACAGATCTTGGAACTAGCCCAGTTCTAGTACAGACAACATTGAGGAGTGAATTGTATCCATATCAAGGTCCACTGGTTTCTTTATCATTAAATCCAGCCGCTGGAACGAGAGAAATTGGGACTTCTATTGCAACTCCAGTTTTGGCTCCGACAACAACACGAAGAACAAATCCAATTACAAGCTTAACCCTTAGCAGGTCTGGTACTGGTTTAATTCACACTTATCCCAGCCCTAATCCAGCTGGAGGTTCTGAAACCCCTTACACAGACACATCAGGAGCTGTGAGTAGTAATACTACTTACACGGCGACAGTAGGTGATGGGACAAGCTCAAGCTCAGGAACTGCATCATATTCATTTTTACCTGGAAGATATAATGGTGTTTCGACAAGTGCGATTTCAACTGGTGCAGGAATTATTTCAGCCTTTGGCGCTAGCATCGTATTGACGAGCACAAGAGCCGCCTCATTTACTTTTGATTGCTCTGTGGGTGGTGGGTCGAATTTTTGCTATGTTGCATATCCAACCTCATTTGGATTGCCTAGCTCAACACTTTTCAACGGATTTACTTTTACAGATTATTCGGTAACCACAGTTTCGCTTACAAACGCATCAGGATTTACTCAGAATTATTATATTTTAAAAACAAATAATGCTTACAGCGCCGCAAGTGTGTCTTGGCAAATTTTATAGGATAAAAAATGTCTGTTGTTCCTGGTATAGTTTTGGGTGGTGCTGCTGTTCCTTCGGACAGTGCAGACACTTATCCTGTCACAGACCCTCAATGGGGACTTGGCGGGATGAGAACGGTAACGTCCATAGCAGATAGAAATGCTATTCCAGTTCCACGTCTTCAAAAGGGGATGTTGGTTCATGTGACAGCAGACGGGAACACCTATGCCTTAAAAGACACTTGGGGCGGAGCGCTTTCTGTTGATGGTGATTGGCAAGTTTTTACAACAACTCCAGGGGGAGCAAGCTGGACACCTCAGGGAGTAACGACTGCGACTGTAGGGGGCGTTGCTGCTGGTACAGACCTTGGGACTGTTCCAGTAGCAATTGAAACAACTTTGAGATCTGCATTTTATCCATATCAAGGACCGTTAGTTTCTTTAGCAATTTTGCCAGCGGCAGGATTGAGAGAATTTGGGGACACAGTTACAAGCCCAGTTCTCACTCCAACAACGACTCGCAGATCAAACCCGATCACCACTCTTACTTTAAGCAGATCTGTTGTCGGCGTGATCAGCACTTATGCTACACCCAATCCTGCTGGCGCAACAGAAGCTCCGTATACAGATACTGGAACTCCTGTTGGAGTGAATACTACTTATACAGCCACAGTGGGAGATGGAACGAGCACATCAACGGCAACAAGAACTTACTCATTCTGCTATCCATATTATTATGGGGTTGGTGCTCCAGGACTAAGTGGTGCTGCAATTGCTGGTTTAACTAAGGTTATCCAGTTGCAGGCAAATACGCTCACAACTACATCTCCAAGTACTCAAGTATACTATTTTGCATATCCTGCGGCATATCCAAATTTAAGCAGCATTTTAGATCAAAGCGGTTTTGAAACGATCGCAGATTACACCTTGAGAACTGTTTCAATCACTGGACTAGATGGAACCTCACAGAGTTATAAGGTTTATGAATTTAACAATTTAACAACGCAGACTGCGTTTAGAAACACATACATTTACTAAAATGCCAATTGATCTATCTTCAAACTTTTTACTCTCTGCACAGCTTCCACTAGATGGACGCACAGTTGCTGCGACTATTGCGGCAAGAAACGCAATCCCTACGATCCAACGTTTTCAAGGTTTGGTTTGTTATGTTTTGGTTGGTTCTAGTGGTGGGCCTGAAAATTGGCAGCTTCAAGGTGGGATAGCAAATTCAAATTGGGTGCTTGTTGGAGGCGCTGGCGGCGTCGCAGTGACTAGATATATTTCTCCAACAGGAAACAACACAAACGATGGTTTGACAGCGCTCACCCCGTGGCAAACCCCTGCTTATGCAATCTCTCAGATTATTGTTTTGGCACCAAGTTCTGCGACAATAAATTGTGCTGCTGGAACCTACACGGGTGTGACATTTGATTCGCCTAATATAAAATTTAATTGTGAAATAACGTTTGTAGGAAATGAAGCAAGCCCTTCCAGTGTTGTTTTTGAAAATACAACGACAACGACTATCGTTGGTGTTTATAATAGCAGTAGTATTATTAGGTTTCATGGGATTAAATTTTTGGGGGGTGGAAGCAATGCCGCAATATTTCAGGAAGGTGGCGATGTTTACCTAAGAAATTGTTTAGGCGAAAGTTTTGCACATTTTGCAACAATGACCGGGGTCGGGTCAAGATTTTATGTGCAAGGGGGCCTAGTTGATTTAAGCATTACCGATACAGATATTGGTTTTAGTATTTCAAATGGTTCATCGCTATATGTAAATAATAACGTTGAGCTTACTCAAAACGGATCTAGCCCAAATCAGGGTATTTTGTATAGCATATCAAACGGCAACTTTATTCCAGTTGGGAATAATACGCACACCTTAAATTGTGTCCCTATTACCGGAGCCGGTTGGATTTTTTCAGCTGCAAGCTGTTTAATATACACAGGCTCTTTTTGTCTTTACGAGATTAATGATGGAAGTGGGTTAGCAGATCTTACTAATTGCCTTATAGCGTCTGGTGGTAATTGTCGATATACACTAAATGCAACTTCTGGATGGATGGAATTAAAATACAATTCTATTTTTTATGATAATGCTACTTGTGCTTGGTGGGTAAGTGGAGTTCCATTAAACGAAATAGTGCTTTCAAATGGTGGTCAAATTGTATCTCCAAATTATGTAAATATTGGGGCATATCCAATTGGATTGATTGGCGCTGATATCGTTGATTACACTATTTATGGCGCAGATGAAGTCAGGACAAAATACGCTTTAGATGATCGTTATTATGATACTGAAACTTTTACCTGTTACGGAGAGCTTCCTCGCGGAATTACAACAAATGATTTAAGTCCAGAAGGAACCGCTTCCTTCCCTTATCAATTTTATATTGCAAAAGGTAAAAGCGAAATTGTTTCAATCACTGTTCGTACACGTGTTCCAAATGCAACACTATTAGTTGTCACAGATACCTATACCATTTATAAAAATAATTCTTCCACAACAATGACAGTTGATGTGACCACCACAAACAATAATACATCAACGGCTGCCCCTGTGCCTATTGTAGCTGGAGATTATTTGTCAATTAGAGTGACTTCAGACGCTTTGACTTCTGCCGAAGATATTACCGTGAGTGTTGTGATTAGGAGGTTAGGGTAATGACAGCAATTAATAAAATGAATAATGAGTTTATCGGGATTAGGTCCGCAACACTTACGAACGGTTTGATTTTAAACATGGGTCAGCTTGCCTTGTCTGGGACTGTTGATGGGACTGTAGTGGGGCAAACAACCCTGTACACTGTGCCTGCAAGTAGAACATTCATAATTACAAATATTATCATCAGAATTTTAGACAACACCGGGCTCTCTGGTACCCTAGTTGGAAGTATTGGAACAAACGCATCGTGGAATAATTTAATGCCACCTACAACATTCACTGGGTTTAATACTTTGGGCCAGATTTTTTGTTACCCTTCAAGTGGAGTACATGTGTTGGCAGGTCCTGGTTCGGTGATTACGTTTGATGTTACTACTGCAAATGGTGGAGTTTCAGTATTGTATGATGTAATATTTCTTGGTCAGATTGTATAAAAGATCTAAACATATTTTAAATTTGAGGGTACAATGATTTTAAATTTAAATAAAGATGAAGCAAATATCCTGACTGAAATATTGGATCGTTGTGTGAAATTAAGTGGAATTGAAGTCGCTTCTGCTTGTGGCTTTTTCTTTGACAAACTTAAGCTTGCCGCTTTGGAAGAAGCCAAAGCTTCTAAGCCTGAAAATTCTGAAGTTGTTTAAAGGCATCAGAAGGGGTGATTATGGCCAATTTAGACTTGGTCAACTTTGAAGACCTATACATCAATTCTCTTCGTCGAGTAAAAGGAGATCCTGAAGATTCTGAGAGTTTGCAGAAGATAAAGGAAATTTTAAACACTCGATACCGACAAATTTGCAAACGCAAAAAATGGAAATTCCTAAGGACCGATAGGAGTTTTAGACTCTTAAAAAAATACACTACTGGAACAGTTAGCTTCACAAGTGGGCTTCGTACAATAACTGGAACTGGAACTGCATGGGATACTTCACATGAAGGGAGCTGGATCATACTTAATGGTTCAAATATTTCTTATCGTATTGTATCTGTTATTTCATCTACTCAGATAATTGTAGCATCAGAAAATTCAGAGAATACTTTCACGCTCACTCAATATAGAATTTATAAAGCAGAAGTAGCATTATGGCCTAATCTCGATGACATCGATGATATTCGTATTGATGGAAATGTGAAAAAATGCGAACCGATTGGCCCTGCGATGATCAATCAAATGCGTCAGCGTTTCCCAGGAAGAGAGGGAAAGCCTAGGTATTATACCATTGAAGGAAAGAAAAAGTATTCAGGCTTGGTTCTTGGGGCTTTTCTTTTAGGTTATGACTTTCTTGGTTCTACTCTTCAGAAATCCATTTCTTTTTTTCCTGCTATTCAAGAAAAAGATTACACCGTTCAGGTCTATTATAAACTGAGAGTGACGGCTATGGTTGCTCCGACAGATGAGCCTTTGATCCCAATCGAGTATCGCGCTTTGCTGATGTATTATGCTTTGTCCGATTGGTACGCATCAAACGATAGTCAGATGGCTGCTTACTATCAAAAGCTTGGAGACTCTGAGTTTCAAGAAATGATGGCTCACTACTTGGATACAGATGACACCATAATGTTTAGACCAAGATCAACGATTACAAGAAGTAGTGCTTGGCTCTCTACCCATTCATCCTATTATTTTGATACGAGCGATTAATGCCAAAACGTTCTACAATTGGAGAGATCGTTGTTTATCCTGCCAAGGGTGGACTTGAAACGGTTTCTATTCCAGGAACTACTACTCTTGGCCGTCTATCTGAAGGCAGAAACTTCATGGTGGATATCAACGGAGCAAAGAAGAAAAATCCTGGAACCATCCAGCAGGATGTAAATCCAGCGGGAAGTCTTGCGCCAGCAGGAAACGCTAGAGCCCTGTTTGATTTTTGGAGAACTTCAGGTTCTGCAAAAACTCGTAGAACTGTGTTTGGAGCCTCAGGAAAAGTTTATGCAGATAATAGTGATGGTCTCTATTTGGACATTACTGGCCCTTTCTCCATCCTTTCAACTGACAACATTGCACTTGAAACTTTCTTTGGTTTGTTACTTCTAGCTTTTGACAACAATCCTGGTGGAACTCCATTGAAATGGACTCAGTCTGGAACTCTTGCAGCGCTTGGTGGAACTCCTCCAAATGGAAAATATCTTCGAACATTTTTGAATCGTTTATGGGTGACTGGTGTTGGCGCTTTTCCAGATCGTTTGTATGCTTCTACGATTGGAAATCCAGAGGATTGGACGTTGATAAATGGTGCATTCACAGTAGATATTGATCAAGGCGATCAAGACCCTATTGGGAACACCTCAATCTTTCCTCCATTTTATGGAAGGATGATTATTGCGAAGAGAAGATCTCTCTATGAGATCACACCATCAGGCGATACCTTTGCTCTTAGAAATATCATTACTGGGCTTGGATGTGTGTCTCATAATGGTGTTGCTTCAATTGATTCCGATATTATTTTTCCTTCTGAGCGTGGAATTAACACACTTGGGATGACTGATAAACTTGGTCAGGTGGATACTGCTTTTGCCTCTGCTGCGATACAGGATTTGTATCAAGAAATAGTTTCATTTGAACGTGCTGGGAACATGCGTTCTATTTACGTCCCAGAATTAAATTCATACCTACTGGCACTTACTACAAAAAATTCTCTCACAAATGATGTTGTCCTCGGTTATAATTTTGCTTTGGGCGAATGGTATCAATGGGATTTAAATGTCTCTGCTTTTGCGAGATATGTAGACGCGAACGATTCCAATAAAACTAAAGTTCTTGTGGCAAACGATCAAGGGAAGATTGGCATATTAGACACTTCAAAGCGTGGTCGAACTGTGACGTGGTTTGGGGAACGTTTGACCATGCAATTTAGTACAGGGATCATCTACCCTTTGGCTGTAAGAAAAGAAGTTACATTCAGAAAATTGACGATCTATTATAAGCCCTCTGTCCCAGGGTCAAAGCTTGTAGTCTCTTATCGGGTGAATTCAAGATTCGTAGAAGATCTTGATTTTGATATGTCTCCATTGTCAGGCGGAGGGTTGATTGGTTCTGCCGTAATTGGAGTGGACCGAATTGGAACTTCTGGAGTCATAAAGCATGTGACAAGAAATCTTCGTGGCGTGGGCGAGGCGATAGAATTAATCTGCACTCATCAGCCTGTGGACGACAATGACGATTGTGAGATCTATGGTTTTGTTTTAGAATTTGAATACAGCGGAGAAACGGATTTACCAAAACAACAATAGGAGTTTTTATGGCAACAGTTGCAGATGCGAATTATGCTTCAACCAAAACATATAATGATGGTGAGATTTTGGATGAGTTGGATTTAGATACCACAAATAGCTATCTCCAGACTTACATGAACGCGCGCAAAAATGATTTAATTCGTCTCGCAAATGACGCTCAAGGTTCTGATTATGTTTTGGATGGAACAGCCACAAGAGTATACACTCATAGCTTATTTGAAAAACAGTCCACGCAGGGGTTCGCAGATATTGCATCAGATATTAATATAGGAACAACAGATGATGCTTCGTATGCAAATGTAAGCGCTGGCGTCGCCGCCGTATCATTCACCCCAGAGCGCGTTGGAACCTATAGAATCAGTTTTGATTTTACGCATATCCTTACCTTAAATACAGCGCTCAATGCACAGGTGTCTACAGCCTTTAGATTTACGGATGGTGGTGTATTAACAAGTCCAGTTGTTGTTAGCGGATTGCTAACACAAACATTTGCAAGAGCTTGGCATCCTGTCCATCTTGAACTTGTCGCTGAAATGGAAGTAACACCTTACACATTTTTTTTACAAAAAAGAAATTTAACAGCAAGCTCTGTGGTTGGAAATGTTGTTGGGGCTTCTCCCACTGGTGGACAAATTAACTTTTCAGTTGAGAAAATATAATGGCACTACCTATACTTGTAATTTCAAAAAATTGGTTTACTGGGACTACGGTTCAGGAAACAAATTGGGATAGAATACGAACGCCACTCTTGGATTGGGCTGCAAGGATTAATCTTGCGTTTCAACAAGTGACGCTGGATGCGTTTGGATCCTATTCGATCAGTAACACAGGTGCCCCTAGCTTAAGTGTGAGTCTTCAGGACCAGATTACTTCAATTGTGAGCGGGACATCTTCTGTTCTTGGGACAGCAGGGAATACTTGGACCGTACATTTAGGTTCAGCTGGAAACGCGATCTTGTCAGCGACTGGACTTACTGGATCTAGAACGTTTACATTCCCAGATGCTACAGATGTTTTAGCTGGAACAACTGCTGTCCAAACACTTACTGGGAAGACTCTTACAACTCCAACTATCGCAAGCTTTGTGAACTCTACTCATAATCATCAGGATGCAGCAGGTGGTGGGAGTTTAGCAACATCCGCTATATCTTCTGGAACTTTTGCAGATGCTAGAATTGCATCGTCTAATGTAACTCAACACCAAGCTTCTCTTTCTTTAGCAGCGTCACAGATTGCATCTGGAACTTTTGCGGACGCTAGAGTGGCTTCTTCAAATGTAACACAGCATCAGGCGGCGCTTGCGATCAATTCTTCTCAAATTACTTTTTCTGAAATATTACTTCCTAACACAGATCCTCCCACAGCAAATTATGGAAGTCGAAAAAGTTTTGGAAAAGGTTGGGCGGCAGTTTCAGGTGCTGGTTCTGATTTAAATTCTTTTAATGTGTCTAGTGTTACAAGATTGAGCTTAGGAAGGTACCAGATTTTTTGGGATACTAATTTCGCCAATGTGAACTATGCTTGTTGTGCAAGCATTAACTATAGTGGGTCTGCTGTTGCTGGTCCAATTATTTCTATTTTTGACCAAGCCGTTGATTATGTACTTGTAGGTATTCAATTTGCAGATGGCACAAACACAGATCAAGAATTTTCGATTATGGCTTTTGGTGATCAATAATGAATTGTTTTTTTGAAAAAATAATTGAAGAAATAGACCCAGAAGCGAATCTCTTTTTAAGAAATTTGGATGCAGCGATTTGTCTCACTGATGATTTAATTGACCATAAGGTTAATTCAGTTCGGGCGATGGATATTCTTCTTCATCTTAATGTGGTGACAGAGCTTGCTTTAAAACGGCCTGGATTATTTGATAGTGTAAGAAAAAATTATGACACTCTTCTTTCGGCAGAAATAGCTGATATGGATTTTGTCCCACTAAAAAGAAGCAATGAAGAAGAGTTGATGATTTGGGTGAAGCGTGGATATCGCGCTAGTATTGCATTTGATGTCTTATGTTTTTTGGATAAAAGTTTTGAAACACCAGAGAATAGAACTTGGGTTTTTGAATTACAGACTGTCGGTCTGATGCTGAACGATTGCTCTGATATTTTGAATGGTGAATTTGAAGACTTTCACCAACAAAGAAGAAATTATATTGCCCTGAATTTTTTTAAGCAGGACATTTACTTGAATTGGAAAGAAGAAACACAGCGGCTTGTACATGCGGCCACTAAAACTGTACCTACTCTTAAATTGAATCCACCTAAGGATGAACGATTGATTGGAGTGTACGAAGAATTGAGGGGGGAATATGGGATGTTGCTCATCGAGCCAAACCAGTCAGACAACGATTCCTGAACCAACTCCAGAAGAGCGTGCGCTGCTTGGTCTTAGCAACACTATGATGCAGGCTTACCTGGAATCTTCTGGATTTGAAGTCACAAGAACTCAGCAAAGTTTTGAGGATTCTGATGAGGGGAAATCTTTCGCGAATCAACGTCAGCAACTCCAACAGCAAATTGATGATTTAAATAGTAGGATTTCTGAGTCTTCAAGTCAGGCTACTTCTGGTGGTCCAGGAAAAGCTGTAGGACGTGGAGATTATGATGCTATCAGCCAATTGAATAATGGGAAAAATGGTTTGTATGCTCAGATGAATCAGCTTGAGGAAAAAGAAAGAGAAGCCCGTGCGGATTTTAAGCCAGCGATCAATTACGCTACTCGAGAAAAAGCTGATTTTGAGACAGAAGAAATTCGTAAAAAATTTGGAGCAGATTCTCCGCAATACCGAGAAGCCTATGAACGTTATTCTCAGAGTAAAATAAATACCGAAAAAACAGACAATGATATAAAAGGGCTTCTGGCTCAAAAAACAAAAAAGCTTTTATCTGGAGACTACGGTTTGAATGCGGGCGAACAGGCTTTCATGGATGAGCTTTTAGGCCCAATGAAAGAAGCCGGCTTAAATGCAATCAACTATATTGAAAGTGCTCAGACAAGCGATCAAGGGATTGGAAAAGCTCTCACTTCTTTTGCAGATCAAATTAAACAAACTGGAATGGATATGGGCGACGCGGTTCTTGCTCTGGAAAATAGAGTAAGGCAAACTGGCGTCGACATGAATACAGCTTTGGATGAAGAGGTGGCGACTACTCGAGAATTAAATCGAATGGGGGTTGAAGACTACACCTCTGCACAGCGCAGACAAATTTCTTCTCAGGCAGCACTTCTTGGTAGAAGTCCAACTGACCCAGAATTTCAAAGTCAATTACAAGATTTGGCAACAAGAGCAATTACGCAATCCAATTTACAAGTAGGCGCGATGGCGGCTGATAAACGTATTGGAATTGCGAGCCAAACTGGGCAAGGTTTAGAGAATGCTCAGAACATAAGGCTTGGTATTGCTGAACGAACTGGACAAGGTCTTGAGGGTGTGGCGCAAGCAAGGGTTGGATATGCAGACGAAGCTGCTCACATGAAAGGACAGTTAGACACCAGTCTTGCTGGCCAAGAGTCTTCGATACGAAGCAACTTAGCTTACGGGCTTCCTCCTCAGCAGGTTGGAATGGGGATGGATGTTGCTAACTTCCAAAACGCGCTCAACCAACAAAGACTTCAAAATATTCAAACTGGCTACTCATTGCCAATGAATACTTATAATACTGCGGCTCGAGAGCGTATGGCTCAACCCACAACAACCCAGACTAGCACTCCTAGCGTGGCCGGGACAATTACTGGAATGATTGGAGCTGGGATGAGTGGAGTCGGTGCAGCAGGATCATTAGGCTGGAGACCATTCGGTTAAGGAGAAAATATGGCAGAAGATATTTGGGAACCAATACGTCAGGGATTTAAAGATATCCGCGAAGGGTTTAAAGAAGCTCGCGACTCTGAGATCTCTAAAAAGAAAATAGAGAATGAGCGTATTGAAAAGGCTGCAAAACAAGCAGAGGTGGACAGAAAAGCCAAAAGAGATGCTGACTATGTTGCGGAGATTGGTGCGTCTGGCGAGCCTGTTTTTGGTAAAAATGTTCGTTTAGCTCAAGCTGCGGCGGCGGCAGGATCAGCTGTTACTCCATATAAAAAAGATAAGCCAAGAGGTGGAACTCGTACAGGTGGTTATGATTATTCCTTCATGGGTGGAAAGAATTATAAAAACAATGCTGAACAAGCAGGTGGCGGTGAGACTGCGGACGTTTTGGATTCTAGTACTGATGAAAATGTGAATGGAAATATTGATACAGCTCCTGCGATTGATCAACCACCGCCTCAGAGTGGTGGAGCCGAAGTCGCTCAGACTATTAGAAGTTTGCCAGCCCCAGACACTGCTGACTTTAATTTCTCGAATGCTAAGTCTATGAGCATTTTAAAGAATACTCAAAAGTTGATTCAAAATAAAGAGAGTATTCCAAATCAAGCATTGGCTGATGGATTGGTTGGTGATGCAGGACAAGCAGGTGCTGCGAGTAAAACAATCCAAGGATATGAAAATTTATTGAAAATGACGAATAGAGAAATTTCTGTTCGTGAAAAAATTGATGAGAAGTATCAGTCGGCAGTTAACGAGCTTTATAAAATTGATCCAAAGGCAACTTCAAAAGTAATTGATAATTTTAATAAGGTCGTTTTGCCAGAGTTGCAAAAGGCTGGTGTTCCAGTAGATGCGATTGATGGAAGACAAAAGGAGTTCGTGTCAAACTACCTACAGAATTTAAAGTCTAGTAAAAATGAGGCTGAAGCTATTTTGAATACTCAGCTTGTGGAGGCAGATGTTTTTGATAAAAACTTTAAGGAAACCGAAAAGCTTTATCGTTTTGCTGCCACCACTGACAAAGATCACTTAATCTCATTAATTAAAGACCAAAACATAAAACCGTATGAACAAAATGTCTTAATCTCTGCTCTCATCACGAGGATGATGCAGGACCAAATAGAGTCAAATACTGGTAGAAATATGTCTGTTATGTCTCCAGAAGAAATAGATTTACTCTATACCCCAGCTACTCCATCTATGAACACAGGAACTCCAGCGCTCAACGTGGATGAAATTTCGACGTCAGGGGAGAGAATACGCCAGGCAACACCTCAATCTCAAAAAAAATCATCTCCAACAATTCAAACCCAAAATAAAGAAGTTCCAGGAACAGGCTTTCGTCCAATTAGGAGATAAAAATGGCTGAATGGTGGAAAGCTATTGCCGATGATTATTATCAAAAAAATGGGATAAATCCAGAGAATGGAGACATCTCTGATGTTTCACGTGAAACATCAAGTAATGATAGTAATGTAATTAATAATCCATCGAATTCTGCGGATGATAATCCTGCGTCTAGCATGCGATATTCTGGAGATGATGCTGGTTTATACATCATATTGGACTACCCAGGAGAAAAACCACCACCAGAAGAATTGCTCAAACAACCTGCGTCTGAAGTTCCAAATTATACTCCAATCGATGATCGTGAATTAGAGTCGAAAGCTTTGCTCTTAGAGGCAAACGATATCAATCGCCCAAAGTCGATGAAGAAAGAAAAGGACGCCCATCCTATTCTAGATTTCTTGCATCATTTTAATCGCCCAGGATCTGCGTCTTTGGCTGGGATAATTGATTATGTGGAGCAGGTAAAGAGTGTCGGTGGGAAAATAATTAAAGGTGAAGATAGCCCGTGGGAAGGCCTTCCTATGGCAGATGTCCCTGGAGCTGTGTTGCGTAATCAGCTGGAGTCTGCTGGTGAGGTTATAGATAACGTAAAGTATGGGTTTACAGCAAAGCGAGAAGAAGCTCCTACTGGACGAGATCTGGTAAAGTCGTT